TTGGTTGAGGTATATAATGGTCGCCAATAATGGACTTTAAACTGTCAAATAAAAGAGGCAGTGTGGTTGCTTGTTTTTGAATATTTTTGCAGGTTTCTTCATCAATAATATCTTCAATGGGATGCTTATCTAATTTGGTGTGCTTCACTCCAATATCCCAAAACCTGTCCATCTCTTGTTTGGTATATCCTAATAATTTTGTTTGATAATCAATTTCGGTTACGGAGTCAATGACCCTTCCAATTACTACTCCACTGCGGAATAAAGTAACATTGCAAACAAAATCATACTCCAGTGCATCCCAATGAGTAGATTCTGCTTGTTTAGCTTCTAAAGCCTCTTTATACATCTCGATTTCTTGTTTCTGGCTCTCTATCTTATCTCTTGCAAGTTCTAAAGCAAAGTTCTCCATTTTATCAACATCCTTTTTTGTTGTTTGGTTTTCGGTATGTACTTTCTCTTCCCCTGCCCCTAAAATTATTTTTGGCTCTCTGTTAGCCACCATATCTGAATTAACCTGAAATAAATCACCTAAAATGGTTGAATATTGCATCAGAATATGATTTGGAATTTTTCTATTTTTCCAAGAAGCAATAGTCGGTTGAGACACATTTAGCTTTTCAGCAAGTGCTGTATCTGTAAATACCCCAAAGTGAGATTTCAACCTTTTAATAATACTATTATAATCCATTAAAAACTATTGCTTATGTAATAAAATTGTAATAATTTATGTGATACTTTATGATATTCATTTGAATCATTGCAATATATTAGGAACTATTAATGAAAAATCAAACACAAACTTTTACAACAAAACAGATAGCTGAGCATTTCAATGTTCACCCAGCTACAATTAGGCTTTGGGTTAAGTCAGGAAAGATTAAAGAAATCAATTTAGGCTACAGAACTAAGCGTTACGATATAGGCGATTTAATCATACAATAAGGGAGGAATAGTATGTTAGAGCAGGAACTACTACAATCACCAATTCCAGTAGAAAGGCATGACCTAGCTAATGGCAGATGGTATAGTCCATTAAAGGATTATTGGGAAGAACACTTTAAAGATGCACCTATTATATATAAGCGTTCATCTACTACTTTTGAAAATGTATTAGATAAAGGTATAGGCTTTCATACTTGGTTAGGCAATGCGCCTACTTACCAAGATGCTATGGAGTATGCAAATAAGCGTGCATTAATCGGAACAATCGTACACGACTATTGTGAACGCTTGCTTTTAGGTACAAAGATAGACTTTGAGGCACAACCTAAGTGGCATGATAAAGAAAGAGATGAATTAGTACCAATCACTAGAGAGATGATTAAATACATCATGTCCTTTATGCAGTTTTGTGAGGATTCTCAAGCTAATGGAGAATTTGCAACTGAAGCTACAGAGATATGTATGTTTGACTTAGCAGCAGATTCTTCAGGGAATCAATTACACCCCTGGGCAGGAACTGCTGATTGGGTAGTAAGACTGGTGAATAAGAAAGGTGAAGAAGAGAGATGGATCGTGGATTGGAAAACTGGCAAACCATACAATACGCATCAACTTCAGTTAACCTCATATAAGATATTATGGGAGTCTCTATTCCCAGAGCATCCCATCGATGGCATCGCTTGTTTATACTTGAAATCAGGATGGCGTAAAGCACCTAATTATACTTTCAAGAAATACAAAGCAGATGCACAGACTTGGAAAAAGGTTGTGGAAGTCTCGGATTGGGCGAATAATAAACCTGCTCCGTCCTTTCCAAGAGATTTACCCACAACCTTCACATTAGTAAAAGAAGAAGAAGAGCAGGAATTAAAGGAGTCAGCGTAATGGCTTTTGACAACACAAATAAAGGTGCTTTGTTTACAGCAAAAGAGCGTAAGACAGACAAGCACCCTCACATGACTGGTAAACTGAACTTGAATGGCAAAGATTATAGCCTTTCTGCTTGGTCTAATCAGTCCAAGAAAGGTGATAAGTATCTTGCACTTAAAATCAGTGAGTTTCAAGGTAGGTCATCAGAACAACAGGATGATGGTTTACCTTTCTGAGTACGTCACAGAAAACTGCAAAGGGCGGGCGCATCCCCGCCCCAAGCAGTTGGATAGCTACACCGTAGATGAACAAGCGGAGCATTACAAGACCCTTGCGGAAGAGTCTTGTCAATATTGTTCAGGAAGTGGTGGAGTTATCGAATGTGACTTTGAAGATCGTGGGTACTATCAAGTATCTCACGAATATTTTGAACCCTGTGACTGTATTGATCAGGAGTAATTATGGAAACCACATACCATGCCAACATTTCACGAAGCATTATCATACGGTAAAAAAGTAGAAAACCTCGTTTTAGAACGAGTGCGCGAGAGCGACCCCTATGCTTTACTTGTTCCAGGTAAGTTTAAGCAGTTTGATCTATATAGTCCTTTGACCAACACAAGAGTGGAAGTCAAATCGGACATGAAATCCCAAGAGACAAAAAACTTCCTTATTGAAGTGTATATGTATGGTAAACGGTCTGCGCTACTGTCCACTGAAGCAGATATTTGGGTATTCTATGATGCAATTAATCTTATATGGGTCTTACCAAACGATATCAAAGACCTGATTCTCGAGCGTGGGTATCAGCAACGACTGATAACTGGGAAAGGTGATGACACCGCGAAACGATGCTACCTGATACCTACGCAAGAAATTTACTCAATCGCAACCAAAGTGGAGTCTTTGAATGAAAACGAAAAACAAACCGCGTAGTGAAGAAGAGATGCTCAAGATGAGAGATATATTTTTTAAAGAGAATGGAGTATGGTATTACGAAGCATACTTTAAACCTACAGAAAAAGCATGGAGGAAAAAATGAAGATCACTCCAGATGATCTTAGTGAAATAAGAAAGGGTCTAAGCTGCCAAATGCTAAAGATGAGGGTAGATAGAGATGAAAGGTCTATAGAGCGTATCGAGGATCTGTTAACACGATTGGATGTAATGGAGAAAGAATTTTATAAAACCCTGCGAAATCATAATTAATTCAATTACAGAATTAAGAATGACATGGGTTGGCGTTCATGTTCGCAGGGCAACTATTAACTAAAGGAGACACAATGATACAATTTTATCCTGATTGGTTGTTTATTTTCGAGAAGATAGCAAAATCAGTCTTATACATAGGAGTAGGCTTTTCTTTGTTTACTCATTTCTGTTTGAAGTGGATAGAACAAATATGGGGCAAACTAAGATGAGTAAATGGCAGATATATGTTGATAAAAAGGAATTGCCAATATGCTGCGGTGTATATGTCATGTATAAGAATACAAAAATCATATATATCGGTATCTCTAAGAATGTAAGGCAGAGATTTACCAAGCACTCTATTAAGGATTGGGATCTGATCAAGATGAAACCTGCTACTACATATGGTGCAGCACATGACCTTGAAGAGAAATTGATTAAAAAATTAAAACCAACACGCAATAGTCAAGGATCAAATCGACTTCAGTTATCTACTAGACATAGAATTACTATCAACCCTGAAACATACCAAAAGTTCAGAACCTTTTGCTACGGTAAAAACCTAAGAATGAAAGAACTATTGAATGACATTATCAATGGTTTCTTAAAGGCAGCAGATAATGCCAAGTAGATCTAAGACAAAGGGCAATGCCTACGAAAGAGAGCTAGTAGAACAACTATCGAAGGCAGGATTCAAGGTCAAGCGAGCTTGGGGATCGGATGGTAGAAGTATGGGATATACAGAAGATGTGGATATTGTGGCAAAGAAGGATAAGAAGAATCTAAAGATTCAGGCGAAAAGACGGAAAAATATCCCCAAGTGGCTTGCCTTTGGTAATTGTGACCTAGTTATGACTAGGGCAGATAGAGGAGAAACTGTGGTCTTAATGAAACTCAAAGATTGGTTGAAAAGTGAACCTTCTTGACCTATTTAGTGGTATAGGTGGATTTCATCTCGGTCTTGAGCGTGCTGGTTTTGAGTTTGATTACGTTGGATTTGCCGAGGTAGATAAGTATGCCAGTGCAGTATATAAATATCAGTTTCCAATTACAGAGGAGTTAGGAGATGTTAAATCTATTCGACCAGAAAACTTACCCAAAATTGACATTATCACTTTTGGATCACCTTGCCAAGATTTTAGTATTGCTGGAAAGCGAGCTGGGGCAACTGAAGGAACGCGCAGTTCTCTTATATGGGAAGCAATTAGGCTCATTACTGAGTGCAAACCACGTTTTTTTATCTGGGAAAATGTTAAAGGAACATTCTCCTCAAACGATGGCGCAGACTTTTGGGCAATTATCCAAGCCTTTACCAACATTGGGAGCTATAGACTTGAATGGCAACTGCTTAATACTCGCTGGTTTCTACCCCAAAATAGAGAGCGGTTATACCTTGTCGGATACACTGGAGACAGAGGTGGACAATCGGTATTTCCTATCGGAGAACCAGGTGAAGTCTCTGACAACAGGAATGCAAAAGTCGCAAGTACACTCCAACATCCAGGACACTCAGGTGGCAACTACAAAGGTATGACGATGGTCGCGGACTATCGCAACGATGAAGGACTGCGCGTACGTAAAGATAGTGTGTCACCTACGTTGGCTACGCGTAAGCATTCTCAGACAGATATAAGCACGATGCCGCCGTTTGTGATTAAAGAAGCCACGAAGAAAGGATACGCAGAAGCAGAGGTTGGTGATTCCATCAATCTTTCTGTGCCGAATAGTAAGACCAGGCGCGGTAGAGTAGGTAAAGGTGAAGCGCAGACATTGGATACTGGTATGCAACAATATACGATACAGAGCGGTATTCGCAGACTTACGCCTGTAGAGTGCATGAGGTTGCAAGGCTTTCCAGATAATCATAATGAGTTTGGATTATTAGATGGTAAGAAAGTGGCTATTAGTGATACACAAAGATATAAACAAGCTGGTAATGCAGTGACTGTGGATGTAGTTGAGGCGGTAGCTAAAAAAATATATGCAGTATTACACGATTAACATAGAAATAGAAGAAACCTTATCTCCATCGCAGTTGCTTGAAGAGATGAAAGATGGAGCAACCTATTGGGGCAAGTGTATTGGTAAGACTCCAGTAGTACGAGAAAAGATACAAAGTTTTGGTAACAAACATTTTATGAAAATAGGATATAAATAAGGAGGTACAATGCAAGTAGATACATTTTTTAGACTCAGCGATGAATTTCTAAAGGAGTGTAAGGATATACAGATAGAAAAAGGTCGTGAGTACACAGTAGATGATGCTGACAAGTTTAAGAATTTTAAATCTATCGCTGCACGATTAAAGCTAGACCCTAAAGTAGTGACTCTTACTTATATGTTAAAGCATATGGACTCTATTCGTGCCTATGTGTTATCAGGTAAAGAAGGCTCAGAAGGAATTAAGAGTAGGTGTCAGGACTTGGTTAATTATGCAATTATGCTATGGGCGATGGATCATGAGGAAAAGGCATTTGAACAATTAATCGAAGATGCCTGATTTTAAATATTTCTATGAATACGAAGTAGGACTAGAGCGAGTCAGGTATCGCGGAGATCAGGGAAAAGCCAGTTGTCCGCTAGGAACTCACGAAGATAAGAAACCTAGTTTTTCTTTTAATCTTCATAATGGTCAATGTAAGTGTTTTAGTTGTGGTTGGAGAGGTAATGCGTACTTACTTGCAAAGGCGTTAGAGATGCGTGACCCTGAAAAGATGATCAATGGTGAAGCTCCAGTAAAAAATGGTCATATTACCCCTAAAAAACCTCAAATAAGTACAGACCTAGAGTCTATCGCGGGTGGTTATATCAAGAATGTACCCGCGCAACACCTAGAATCACTACCAAGACTAAAAACAATGAAGGTAGGCTATACCGATGATGGGTTAAAGGTCTTTAATTACTTGGATGCGTATGGCAAGGTCACTGGAATAAAAATACATAAATCATATTGGGTAGATGGGGATAAGAGTTGTCAGATATACGGGTTAAACCTTTTAAAAGAGTATGATCGAGGTCAACCACTGATCGTATGTGAAGGAGAGACCGATATGCTTGTATGCCCGAACAATGCGATTAGTTTTAGCGCAGGCGCAGGGTCTATTCCTGATGATATTAGTCCAATCCTTGATTTTAAACACATTTATATTGCATACGATAATGATACTCCTGGAAGAGAGGGTGCAGAACGACTCGCGAAACGCATTAAAACAGAGAGCAGAGGTGTTAAGGTCTATATCAATCAATGGAGTGAATACCTTGAGGAAGGATATGACATTCGTGATGAGTTTACCAAGTACAAAGAGGATGAAACGTACAAGTTTGATGAATTAAAAAGCAGTATTCAAACCGCAATAGAATATAAACTACCAAGCAGAGGGTACGATGTCATTGACACCTCCGATTTGACACGATCCTACAATACCCCACCCGAACCAATCGTAGAATACCTCCTTTATGAAGGTGGGGTTAGCTTGGTAGCAGGGACAGATGGAGTAGGTAAAACTTGGTTTGTCCTACAGATGGCGTATTCAATCGCAAGTGGAACAGAGTTCTTAGGGTTCAATGTCAATAAAAAAGATGTATTACTGATACAATTTGAACTCTCGCTAGAGCAACTATCCAACCGAGTCAAGGCAGTACAAACCAATTTTCCAGATGATACAAGGGTGAACATTGCACGATTTGACGATAACGATATGATGTTTACCGATCAATGGCAAAAAATTAGAGATACGGTTGAGGATGTAGGACTTAAAAATGGGGTCATAATCGTAGACAATATCTATACGAGTACCAACCAAGACCTTTCAGATAATAACGCCTTACAACAGATCCTGTCGATGATACAACTCATTAAGACTACGACAGGCAACTCTATCGTTTTAGTGGGGCATCATAATAAGAGCAGTAACCACGATGAAGAACCTATTTTATCTAAAGGCTTGATTCATGGGGGCAAACACTTAACCAATTATGTACATAATGTATTTCAGATCGGAGATAGTACGCTTGGAACTGATCTAAGAAGAGGCAAGATCACAAAGGTAAGGGATGCACATTGTGAACTAAATGGTATGGCGTTTAAACTGAATTGGAATAGAGACCAAGTGCTATTTGAACGGGGCGCAGTCATTACCAATGAGAAGCTGCATGTTATGGAAGCAAAGAAGCGTTGGGAGATGGAAGTGATCATTAGCTTTTATAATTATAATAATGAGAAAGATTTTGATAGGGAAAGACTGTGGCAATTTGTACAAGCAGATCAAGGTTGGATGCCTACTACCAATAACTATCAAACCAAATTGACCAGGTACATTAAAACCATGTTAAAATGGGGGTTTATTATAAAGAATGGACACAATAGTTACGGTTTCAATCATACCGAATTAAAGCAATATGAACATGAAAATAAGTAGAAAACCCTATATGCTTATTTCATGTATAAATGTATATATGGGTAAAAGTTGAAAATGTTTTGTCGAGATATATATACATATATACATCATATAATGAACGGGGTTTGTTAACCAATGAAAATGAGTGGATTATTAGTTTGTGATAAATGTGGAGTCTATGAATATACGGGTTTTAGATACCTTACAAAAAAGACTAGAAGTAGATTAGAAATATATTATTGGTGCAATATTCCAAAGCGAGGACTAGCGATAAAACCATGTCCTCGCTGCAAGGAACATAAACCATCTTATGATGTGGTCAACACTCATTGTGATCGACCTACTACTTCCTCATAGTGTAATAACACTCTACGTTAAACTCCTTTATCATTAAACATTTTTCACATCTTATTGAATCTTGATCTAAATGATATAGTCCAAGATCATCTAAATCACTTCTTGAAAATCCTATAAACCCAAATAATCCATATTCTGCGAAATTACCTGCGGTAAATGATCCTTTCTTTTTACAAATATCACAT